TTATTTCCAAAAAAAGACTATAGCACAACTGAGATGTGTTACTAGCCCCAACATTGTATCGTATAGGCTTCCAAGCTGAGTTCCCCAATCGAGTGTCAGTGTAGCCATTCACGTTCGTCTCTACTGCATCTTTTATTGCAGCCACCCACTCTATAAGACCCTTCTGACCGTCTGTATTCTTATCAGGGATACGACGGAACAAACCATACTTCCTAGACGTATTAAGCCTATAGGCCACAGTTACAGTATCCACTACTGGGGAGTTAGCTCTCTGAGCATCACCCATCGAGTACGAAGGCCCAATAGGGGCATTAGACTCCGAAGAATTTATAGTCCAAGGCTGCAATAAGGGGAGCGTATCTTCTCCGTCAATTTTTATACTCCCCTCTTTGTCATAGTGGAGCCCTTGAAGCATCCCAGCGATCCTAGTGTGGTGAATAATCCTCTTATCTATCTCCCAGAAGGGAGCAGCGCACTGAGGTACATATATGTCTCCCATAAACTTAACCCTTTAAACTTTGCCCTACAGTTTTTAGATACTTCTTAATGAAAATGTTAGTTATCGAAGGACTTATTTTCTTCCTTAAATTTAGAGGAGTCTTACCAGAAACACTTTTAGCAAACACATAGTCAAACCCTCTCTTTAAGCCAACCCTCCTTGGCCCAGCAGGCGGGGTCTTCCCACGCCGCTCAGCCTTCCTAACCTTACTCTGATAAGCCCTATTCTTCATATAACTATCATACCCAGCCTGAGTAAGAGGTATATACAGCAAGCCCCTAGGGTTTGAAGCTTTAGGGACGATAGGACTCTTAGTGCCCAACTCAAGATAGAGCATCGTCTTTTTGTAATTCCTTACTGAGTAAGAAGCTACCTTATTCTGTCGTATAATCCAACCCTCTCTAGTAGGCCCCCCCTTACGACTAATCTTACCAACAGGAGTGTTGGTATACATATAGGTCTTAATCTCCTCAGCCTTCGCCCGCATCACCGAGTCGAACTGAGCTGGATTAAGCTTACTCCTAAGAGTAGCAGTCTTCTTCTTTATAGCGTCCGTATTGCACAGGATCGTTATAAATTTTCCACCCATTAGAAGCTACAGTTAGAAACGTAAGCGTAATGCTCAAGTAGCTCGTGAACCTCAAGAGTTATCCTATTATCTAAAAGGCTAGTAGTACTACCGTCCAGCCCAACCTGCTGAACAGCCCTCTCGTAGCTCCACGCAGCCGCTATAATAACAGCAGACCTACGCACAGCGGCGGGCATAAAAGGGGAAGGCAACTGAAGGTCAGTGTCTCCATCAACTGGTGTGTAACCGAACTCACCAGTGAGTTCTATAATTCCCCTAAACGGGTAACTAAGTCCCATTTGATCTTGAGTAGGGTTAAGGCTAGAAAGCCCTAACGACCCATTCCAGAACGAAGGATCTGTAGAATACCCTGCATTACCAGTATTTGAGTACTGAGGAATTGGGCTCCACCCTCCCCTCCAGTCAAAGTAAGGCTCAAGACTTATAAGAGCAGACCCAACGTCGTAGTAGTACTCATTAGGCTTGAGGCTATACTCTGGAATACTTGGCACACTAGGGTCGTGCCACAACCTAACATCAGTGAGCGATATAACAGGCCAACGAAGGATTATATCACTCGCCAGCACTTGATGCCTAGCTACACGAAAAGGGGTAGTCCTATGGTCGTGATAAGAGAAGTCTCTTTTACAGATATTCTCAATGTACCTACTAGCTAGATTGATACACCGAAGGTACAACTCGTCGTTGTCCGTAGTGGAGTTTTTACACTCAACTCGAACATCTTGAAGCGTACAATAAGGGCGTATCAGAGTGCCCATACACTACTTAGCTTCAGCGGCCTTCTCAACGTCAGACTCAGTCACGATTGTGCCTTTGGCAGGGGCTACTTCAGTAAGCTTCACTCCAGCCTCTTCAGCGGCTTTAGCTGCGGAGGTCGTAGTTTTGACTGTCTGAGCAGTCCCTTTATTTGCTCCGTATTTTGCTTTCACTTCTTCAATTAGATTTAGAGTTTCTTCATCAGATACGGAAGTCTCCCACCTCTGTGCGATAACGATGAGTTGGTCTTCGGTAGCGTTTCCGATCTTAGCCAATCCTAGGAGTTCTGCTTTTTCCATATCACACCTCTACCTGTTTCCTAGCCCTCTGTCTAGTTGTTTTCTTATCCTGATCTGAGTCGCCTGTTTGCTGGAAAGAATCCTCATCCAAAATATGAGAATAACAAGGAAGCTCCTGACGATCCTCTATAGTGAGTTTATCCCAATCCATAGCTCTAGAGGCGGACACAATCCTATCCACTAATTTCTCCCTGCTATCGTTTACATCACTGTCCTCTATATACCCACCAATCTCGTTTATAGACTTAATGATACTTATAAGCATCTGCTTAGACATCCTCGCAGTAAGGTATTTGACTAGATTCTTATTCTCCCAAGCAATTCCCCTCAGGTCATATAGCGTAGTTCCTAGAGGCTTAACTCTAACAGCTATGCTCTTCTCCTCTTTGCTAAGCTCTGGAGTCAGATTTTCAAAGTCTTTGTCTTGAGACACGCAGTCGAATTCATACTCATACATCTCTATGATGTCTCCTTTTTTAACTCGACCAAACCTACTTAGCGACTCCACTCCAGAACCAACGTATTTTACCTTTTTCATATATTTTGAACGACGTGCAAACGTATGTAATTATCTTACCAAAGAAAAGATAAAAGTACAAAGAAAAACCCGCCATCCCCACACGACTAGGGATGACGGGCTCTCTATGGAGTACACCAAATACTAAGCGTCGTAGTTGTATCCCAAGATCACAGTCGGGATATCAGCCGAAGGAGTTTCCTTAGGAGTGAACGCACGACGGAACGAGGCAACAACCGAGTTCGTCTGACGCAGCTTGCTCTGGTCGATTTCAACCGTGAATCCACGGCGGCTGCCAACCACGAAAGAAGGCTTGTGGATCAGAAGCACGGATCCTTTCGTTAGGACAGCACCATCGTAAGCACCAGAAGCGTTAAGGTTTTCACGAATCTGAGAAGAAACGACGATACGGATCCCGAAGATCGAAGGGGCTTCGCCAGTCAGGATACGAGTCTGAGCCTGAGAACCTACCTTGTAGAAGCTCAGAGTTTCATCCAGACCAACGAGATCGTTATACCCCTGAGGGCCAACAACGAGCATCAAATCAGCGGGCTTCATGCCCCAACGGAGCATCTTCTTACGCATTGCGATGATGTTATTCGCAGAGATCTTACCAGTAGAAAGACTGATCTGCGTAGCTGCACCGCCCGCACGGGCGAGTTTACGGAAACCATTGAACACCTTCGAAGCGTGACCAGTTACGGCACGAATGTCGATGTCCATGTGGTTAGCGTCCATGTCCCCGTTAAGAAGAGCGCCTTCGTAAGCATCAGCAGCAGCAGAAGCAAGCTGATCCTGAATCATCGGAAGAATAGCAACAATAGCATCTTCGTCAGCCTCATAGGAGTACTCAGACATCCCAATCAACTTCTTCGCATCGAGCTGAATACGGGAAGTACCTGGGCTCGATTCCGTAGGACGGGAAGTCGTCGTACCGAAAGGAAGGATTTCCGTCCCAGAGTAGAAGTTAGGACGAGTCGTAACGAGAGGGAACTCGAACGGCTGCGTAGGCATATCCACCTCAATCGAAAGCATTTCAGCAGCGATGAGGGACTCAAGATACATACGAGCTTGAAGATCGCTCGAAAGGTTCATAGGCATCAACCCACGACCATTCGGATCAGCAAACCCAGAACCAGAACCAAGAGCTTTTCCACCAAGGACAGAGTTACGAAGGCTCTTAATCGCCTGCTCTCCAGCACGGTCAGCATGAGCAAGCTGTTCGGTAGTGATCCCGTCGTTCATGTGAGTAGGAAGAGACTTCCCACCATTCTGACGCTGGGTTTCCTGCTTAGCCTGATCCGATACGTTCATCACGCAAAGGTTCAGGAGCTGCTTTTGAGCTACAGAGAGGTTACCATTACGGTGCTCCACAGGGAACGCATCGTAACTGGTAACTCCAGTATCATGGACTACTTTGGACGGGGTACGCATAGATTTTGCAAAGGTATCAAAGGCTTCTGACAGTTCTTCTTTAGTGACACCCTGCTGGGGCATCAGCTTTTTGACTTCCGAAATTAGAGCTTCCTTGTCGAAAGCATTAGCTCCGACGTGCTTACTAACGATCTCTTCAACTTCGGTAAGCTGAAGACCCTGAGCGGACTTAGAAGCCAGCTCACGAATCTCCTTAACGACAGTTTCAGTGTCAGCAGCCGAAGAGTTAGAAGGCAGCGAGTTACGAACAGCAGTCTCAATGAGACTCTTAAGCTGAACGTCAGTTACAGCGCCGTTTTCTTCTTCAGGATCAGGAGCAAACTCGTCAGCGATGATGTCTGGGTCGAGATTAGCAGCCTTAGCGGCGGAAACAAGAGTCTCCAGTTCCGTAGTTTCTTCAGAAGTACGATCAGCCTTTGCGGTCAGCAGAGCCAACCGTAGTTTGTCTTTAATTTTAAGCATAGTCTAGTTTGATGGGTTGGTTTCCGCTTACACCTAATTAACAACTAATAATTAAGCGATTGAGGAGAAAGTTGTCTGTTTTTGATAATTGCCTTCTTTTCTAAACTGGGTCAAGAAATATTTTTCACTTTATACGAAGGTCGAATTCCCCCGTTTTTAGTAACGTGTTCCTTAAACGCCTTCTCAGCGTGCTCTCCAGTAAGGGAGCGAGTCATAATCATAGCATCTGGATTACAAGGAACTACTACAAGGCTAATTTCGTGAAGCCTAACTTCCTCAATTCCACGCATATCGTCCATGTAAAAGAAAGACCCTCCGATGCTCAGTGTCTTAAGAGCGCCCTCAACGAGAAGAAACCTAACATGAGTAGCCTCATCGGAAGGACTATTAGTGACCTGACCTACGACATATAATCCTTTTGAGTTAATATCTACCGTAGAGTACTTACCAACCAAATACTCCACTTCTCTAGAGTGATCGCAGAGTATAACTGGATTTCTACGAAACTCATTAATCCACTTGTCGAAAGCACTAGGAAGAACGTAGTCCCCATCACGATCCTCAGGGGTCACACTCTGAAAAGTACTAGCGTACCCCTCAAATACAACGTCCTTCCAATCGACTATAACGTCATCTTCTTTAACAGCAATAGCCCGAGTCCCCATAGAGATCTCAACCTTTTCACTGTAAGCCTTAACGTCTTTGTTCTTAACCACCTCAGCGTCTATCTCAGTAACGAAGTCCTTATTAACCACAACTTCACTACTCTGAGACATAACCAAAATACCATCTTGGTTAGGCAAGCACAACTTAACCTTAGCAAAAGAACCATCAACTGATTCAACAACTCCAGCAATATCTTGACTACCCTCCTTAAGTTTAAAGAAGACTGTCTTACCTACTATGCTTGGTGT